AAGAGACCCATTCCTCCAAGAAAACCTTGGTTAACTTGTTCCTGTAAAGTTCCAGGTCCAACTCCAGGTGGTTGTGCTATTCCTTGTTGTGGGTATGGTTTTAAACCAGCATAACCGCCGCCTTCACCACCACCATAGCCTCCACCATAGCTTCCACCATAACCTCCACCATAACCACTAATTCCTTTAGGGGCACCATGGCCAAAAGCTGATATTTGATTCATATAGTTTGTATAATCTTCAGGTGTAAGATTTTTACTAGCCATATCTTGATACGCTTGATAAAGTTGAGGATTACTTTCTACATCCCCAAAAGAATAAACTGCGGATGGATCATGCTGCAAAAGACCCATCTCAGCCATTTGATCAGTTATTGCTTGACCTTTTTCACCACCACCGTGTAATCTGTCCAAAGCTGCTAAAGCATCATTAAATTCTTGTTCATTTGTTGCGTTAGCTAAATTTTGTTTTAATTGATTAGAAACTAATTCTGCACCCATTGTGCCACCAAGTATTCCTTCTGATTCTGCTGCTGCAAAACCTGAATCTATTAAAAATTGTTTTTGTGAATCAGATAAATTTTGAAAATTGGATTGCTGTTGATTGTTTACAGTGTTGTAAGCTAAATTCATTGCTTTACGCATGTCTTCTTGTTTAGCTAAAGATGCTTGATAAGCAGCTTCATTTCGTTTATCTGCTAGAGCTTTCATTTGTTTTACTTCAGCTTGTGTAAGACCATCTGCATTTCTTATTTCGTTATCTTTACCAGACGTCCCTGATTTAAGATCAAAACTGCTTTGTCTAGTGCCTTGATTATTTTGTCCTGTTTGATTATTTTGTTGTGAAGAATAAGACCTTTGAGCTCTATCACTAAAAGCACGTGCTGCAGCTCTATCTGTTCCACCTCTAGTTGCTGCTAAATATGCACCTCTACCCATTATCTAAATCCTATTTGTGGTTTACCTTGATACATTCTTTCGTATGCATCTGCAAATTCTTCGTATGTTATGGGTCCAAATTGTCTCATTGTATCTGATTGACTAGCTAAAAAATCTCTATATTCATTTTCGTATCTTCTATTTGTTGTACCAAACTGTGGTCCTTGACCATATAATGATGCTATTCCTGCTTCACGACCTGAATCTTCAAATGGTAATACTCTTTCCGACGCTAATGTATTTTCATCAGTATAGAAAGCACCAAAGTCATCTTCTACATAATCATCTGGAGCGACATAAGGTTGATCAGGATCTGTTTCAAAATCTAATCCTTCTGCTCTATCATAGTAAGTAGGTCCTTGTGGACTATAAATAACTTCTGATTGTTCCATTGGACCAAATGTTCTTTCTGCATATTCTGCTCTTTCTTCAGGATCTGAATCAACAACACCCGCAATTCCAACTCCATCCTGAATATCACCATCCATTGCTTCTAGGTCAATCATAGGTGCTTGTTTATAAGAACCTACACCTTCTGGAATCCAACTTCTGTCAGATGGTAATGGTTCTCTTTCTTTTCCTTTAATAAATTTTAATGGACCTGGTGCTGCTAATTTAAATATTCCTGTAAGTTTTTCACCCATAGGTTGACCAAATTGATCCATATACCAATCTCTTGCATATCCGTGGTCATGAAAAGGATTATATTCTTTTGCTCTTACTGCCGCAGGATTAGGTCTTCTTAAAACCATGGAAGCAAGATCACCAAAAAGTCCTTGTGACTTTGATGGATCTTGAAATAAAGTTCTTCCTCTACGATACTTATTAGGATCAGCTTGAACTGCTGCTGGTAAATTACGAAGATCTAACATTCTTGCACCTCCACCACCATACATATTATTCAGAATCATTTGGTACATACTACGAGATTCATCTTGATCCGTAGTAAAAAAATCTCGGTTACCTCTTACTTGACTTAATGTATCTCTTACAGACGCAAGATTTTCTTTGTTTTTATACCACTCGGCAGGACGAGACATCGCCCACTGAGGATTCTCCACAGTAGCACGGCGTTGGCGTACCTCATTGGCACGCCTAGCACCTTCGTTATGTAAAAATCTTGACCTATTGTCCATTATGCACCTGGTACAATTATAACTTTGAGAACAATAAGAACGATAACAACTACGATTCCGGCCTTAATCCAGTCCTTCATTTTCCAATCATTCCATTCTTTTAAATGTCCCCATAAATCTTTTAATAAATTCATGTTTACCTCCTATTTACTTCGTTTCAGCCCACCCCTACGGTATGACTTCTTCACCTTTCCACCTTTCTTCATTGTCATTCTTTGACCTGTAGCACGTGCATGCTTTTGAGCTTGCTGTGCTCCTAGTGAAGTGTATGGAAACTTTTTACTACCTACTTTTGGCATATTACCTCCTAGTGAATTGTAGGTCTTGCATCTTTGAAGACCTTTAAAATTTCTTCTTGAAAGTTAAAACTTTCTACTACAGCTAAAAACATTTGCTGTGTTTGTTCTGGACCTATAGCTCTTTCATACATGTTTCTTGTAACTGCCATTAGTGCACCACATACTTGCAAGTAGTCTTCACTGCTCTTTATTTCACTTTCAGCAGCTTCTTCTATTTTAAGCATGGCTTCACTTAGTTTTTGTATTAGTCGTTTTGGATCCTGCTCCATTGTTCCTCGATTTTGCAACTCTCTCAGTTGTTTGATTTTTCATAGCTTCTCTTGTAGCTGCCATGTTTTCTTTTAATATAGCCATTGCTTCTGCAGAGTCTTCTTTATTCGTGTCTCTTTTAGCATCAGCCGCAACTTTCATCAAGTCAATACTAGTATCAGCTTCTAACTTATCTCTTTCAAGATCAAGTTTAGCTGAATCCATAACCATATCTTTTTGCATTTCCATCTGTGTTTGCATTGCTTTTAAATCAATTTCTTGTTGTTTTAACTTAACAAGTGGATCTTGTGCTTCTCTGCTTATTCTAGCTTCCTCATCTTGTGCTAATTGCTGTGTCATTTGTGCTTCTATTTTTGCTTGTTCAGAAGCTTGTTGATTAACCAATTGATCCTGTTGTGCTAGCATTTGTTGCATTGCTTGTGGGTTTTGTTGTGCTTGTTGCATTTGTTGTTGTAACTGATCAAATTGAGGTTTAAATTTTTCTTGTGTTTGTTGTCCTGCAATTAATGCAATATGCTCTGATACGTGTGCTTGTAACATTGCATATAACTGTGGGTTAATTTGTACCATTCTTGTGAACATAAATTCAGCATGCGCTTCTATATGTGCCATATGATCTTGCATTGGAAAAGCCTTTGGATCTTGGCCACGCATAGCACCAGCATTTTCCATAGCCGGACTCATAGGTTCTGGCATTCCTGGATCTGGTTTTAATATTGCTTCTACATTATCAACACCCATTGCATCATACATTCTTCTGTATGCTTCACGTAAATTATGTAACTGTGGTGCAGCTGATGCTAATTGCAATTGCTGCTGTGCCAATGTTACACGTTGAGCCATAGAAAATATGTTAGGGTCAGATACAGGAAGAACATCTACACGTTCATCAAAATCTGCTTGTTTAATCATTTGATTACCACCAACAACCATGTATGGATATTGTGGTGGAAGATAAATTTGGAATACTTTTGAAAGTAGTTTAAATTCTATTTTTTGTGCATAGTGTAATCTTTTATGTATTGCACTCATTACTTTAGTTCCACGTTCAATTAATGCTAGTGTTGTGCCAACAGGGTTTTGTTCATTACCTTCACCCATTTTCATATCTGCTATTGCTGCAAATGATTTACCTGCATCAACTGCAAATCCTAATAGTTGAAATAATGTTGCACTTGGTTCTTTGTAAGGAAGTGGTAATAGTGATTCTTTAATAGATGTACCTGTTACATCCACGTCTCTAAATTCACCTGGTTGTAATGGTTCATCATGATCACGTATACGCATACCTCGTGCTTTAAAACCTGCTGGTAAGTTAGCAAGAGTACCTGCATCAATTAACTGCCGCAAAACACTTGTTGCAGTTCTTGATAACCCACCTAGCATATGTATTAGACCAAAGCCATAAAAGCCTAGGCCTGGGAGGAATTTGTAGTGTACAAAATATTGATTCTTTGCAAAGTTTGGATCGTCTTGTTTGTAATTTCTTTTTATTGATAAAACTTCTTGTGAATATTGATCAATAGAAATAATGTAAGGAAGCTTAACACCAGTTTCATCTTCAAATCCTGGTACATCAGCATTCACATGCATTTCTAATATTATATGTTCTTCATCGCCGGATGCATAATTTTTTTCTGATCCTTCTAGTTGATCTACCTTATCCGCGACATCATCTGTGTCAACTTGTCCAGTTGCAAGTTCAATATCACGGTAAAAACCTTGTAGTTGTTGTTTACGTACATCATTGCCGCTTGTTTTAAGTATATGTGTTACACGATCAGCTGACTCTAAATCAGTCGCCATATAGTTAATAACAAGATCTTCACCTGCAACAAACTTTGCGCAGGCACGTTTCATTAATCCGTCGTAATAAACTTTTTTAAATGCAGAACCACAAAGTGGTAAGTAAAATAATAACTGATCCATATCTGGATCGTATTCCTGCATTACTTCTGTTATTTGGTAATTCATAAATTCTTGAACACGCTTCGCCTGATCTTCTACTTCAGGTGTTGATAGTCCAACAACTTGTGTGCGTACGGGGCCGCTTGGGGGGAGAAGTTCCTTATACGCTTGGGCTTGAAACTGTGTAACAGATTCAGCGAGTAAGGGATGTACGACCCCGGATGCACCTTCGAACGGCTGTGTGCGGTCTTCATATTTGAATCCCAGCATATCAAGGCCTTTGATATAGGTATCTTCCCAATCTTTCCTTGAATCACGATCCGATTCGAATTCTGCTAGTAGATCACTTGCGAATCTACTTAATTCATTTTCATCTATGTATTCTGCTAAGTTTGCGTCGTGTGGTACTTGTGATGTATCTATTGGCGCATCTGGGTCTGTGTTAATCTCTGCACCACC